GTCTTACTCAGTTGCGCGACACTGCGTACAGTGCATACGTCTTCCAATTTATAATGGCACATGGTTTAGATTAAGCATCAATGGAATTACGTCCTTATTGGACCACCATGCTCTAGCTTATTGCATATCCTTCCGTGGTTTTTGCTCGGGTGGAACGAGATATTGAATGGAATCAAGCATCCTAGGAGGCTCAATAATGGGTTTTGTATAAACAGGATCTGGGAGCATGTCATAATAGTTCTCTAACATGATTTGTTCACTTGGAGTGATGTAAAAAGCAAAATAGAAACTGATTCGTTCGGACCAAGTTGGTTCACGCTCCTTCAACTCCAGTCCGTCGATCAGCTCCTGTCTAAATTTGAAATAATAATCACCTTGTGATGGAATCCATGGTGTCGCCCCTCTTCCTAACCACTTGTAGAACGACTGGAAGATAGGTAGCCCTCCGGATGACGCCATCCCACATCCTGCAATTGCTCCAATCTGTCTCCCATACACCTTCTTACTACTAACTGTCTTTGTAGTAATCAGATCAGAATACAATCGCTTTGTGGGTCTTGGAACCAAACGATAGCCATCTTCCCCATATTTCACTGGCCGTGATTGACAAAACTCGACTTCCTCAAGAGTTTTGTAAATTCCATCACACTCCATAGTTATTCCCATTTATAAAAACCAATCCTGTAACCCTTCTTGAAACTGTGTTAAATTCCTCCTATCCATGATGATAACACAATCATCCCCATCATTCAGCAGCTGAATCTGTCTTTTTAGCTTAACATGATCAAAATAAGCATACATTAGACTACACATGATAATGACGTTCCCAAGGCTGGTATTCATATCACCAGACATGCGACACCCATTGACTGAGTAACGCAACTTACCATCAACCCCTTTGTAAGTTCCCTTGTTCTTGAGCTGGGATGCGAGCAATGTTCGCAGATTGGGTAGTCCTTCTCCTGTTCCTGTGGACCACATGTGGTAAATATTGTGCTCATGCCGTAGCAGCAATGTGTTTATATGCTGATCAAATCTACTGGCATCCAATCCCACTGCGATGGGATCGGCAAATGAATTCCACATATTCGCAATAACATTTCCGCGCTCAATCATGTTCATTCCTTTAGCTACCGTTCGATGACGTTTCGTTGGGTCAAATATCTCGTCTATAGCATCAAATATTTTATGTTCCAAATGTTTGATGTATCTGCCCAATTTGACATTGAATCTTGGACTTCGTGGTTGTATTGCACGAGGGGCGCCTTCTGGCTTTCGGTACTCATCCTTCGTAAATACTTTCACGCG